GTTGGAACGGTTGCCGTTATGGTTGACCGCTTTACTTTTATTCGTGAGTCTTGTGTTGCCATTATTGTTCGCCCCCTTCTATTGTGTAAATAGCTATTTCTGAAAATTGTGTCTGTACGATGTCCTCTCCTCCATCGACTGTGAAGATGTTTGTGCCGCCATTCAATGCCCGGACTTCGTTTAATCCACCATCCAAGACCTCCACGTTGTCCTGTTCCTTGCCGTTGACAAACGTCTTGTTTGATTCTGTTATAATTACCCCGTTGGTGTTTATCAGTTGGACGTTGTGAAGCCCTCCAGCTACCTCGTTGTCATTACCGAAGATGGTGATGTTCTTTGAGCCTTCTCCTATTGTGTTTCGGCTACCGACTACTTTGAAAGCTGTAACGCTCTGCCCTACGTTATTGTCTGCTCCGCTTACTTTGCCTTGAAACGGTGGGTACTTGTTACCGTTGGTCTTTATCTCTGTTGAGGCAGATGGCATCCTTTCCTTTCCCAAATAACCTCCGATACTTAAACTCTTTTCTGATTTTTGGAATGTAACTGGCTCTTTGATTTTAATCAACTCAACCTTCGTTAACCCCTCCTTAAAAGGGTTGTAATTCATTACCTTGTTGAGTCTCCAGTAGCTGTTATCAATGACAATTTGGTCGCGGAAGTCTAACTTGTTGATGTCGGTCGGTTCAAGGTAGAACATTCCTGTCATTACCTTGCTGTCCTTATCCGTTACCTCGTTGATGTAGTTACGGTGGTATATGTTGTAAAGGTTGGCGTTCGTTACTTGCAGCGTTCCCGTGTAACTGTTTGCTTGATAGAACAACTCCAAAGGCAGACCGAAGTTAATGTCGACAGTTGGTGTTATCGGGTTGTCCCAATGCCCAGCGTATGGGTAGGTCGTTTGCGTTAGTGTCGTATTAAAGTAACTCGCCAACTCCCAAGATGGGTTACTCGGAAGGTTCTGAAAGTAGAGAATCCGAATGTTGGCATCCGTAGGTTGTGCGCCTTCAGAAATGTCTGCATCGTATATTTTCGGAATCAGTCTATTACTTGGGTTGTCATTGACCAAAGGCGAAGGCGAAAAAATGACTTCTACCTCTTTGGAACTCTGCACGAAATCGTTATCCACTTCTATTCTCGCCCTTCCGTAAACGTGCCCTCTGTTTGACTGATAACGCTCATTGTAATAGTCGCCATCCTCGGAGTAGGTGTAGATGTATTCGCGGTCAGTAAGAACTCCCAAAGGTTCAAGCGTAATGTCTCTGTCCCTTGCCAGCTTATACGTCCAGTCCTTTGTGCCTCCCTGAGAGTAGAACGTGTCTCGCGTTTCAATGAGTAGATTCTTCTCGTTATTCGGGTCTACCTCCACAAACAAGTTGAACATCTTGAAAATCGAGGTCAGGAAGTCCGACATAGTGCATTGTGGCGAAATTTCAGTCATCAACACATTGTCACCCTCAAATATGATATTGGAAGCGTTACATTCTACTTGAGCAGATTCAATTGTAAGGGCAAAATCTGTGTAAAGATTCCTTCCATCTATCAACTGACCAGATGTATTTTGAACATCTAATTCAACGAAGTCAATTAAAATGTCGAAGAATATTCTTTCATTTTGGAATAGCGTTAATTCTTCAGCATTTACATTGATTGTTATCTCATCAAGTACCGTCTGTGGGTTGTTTATCAATTGAAAGGATAACGTGCTTTCATTTACCATTGAAACTGCGAATGATGAGTCTTGCTTCATAATTCTCGAATGAATCAACAAAACACCATCGTAAGTTCTCAATGGCGTGAATAACGTCCTTACTAACTTTAGACGAACCTCTGAAGTGAAACTATAAACACCAGCAGCTGGAACAAAGTAAGTACCTGATGTGTAGTTATTGCCTCCATCATAATTTCCACCAGTTGAATCGTTGTCGCAGATTAGATTTGCCCTGTCTAAATTTTGGTTTAACTGTATTGTGTTTGATGTAGTGAATGGAGGTGTTGCTGACGATAACGAAGCCCTTAAACCTCTGCTTTGAACTTGAGCCGGGTCTGCGTATACATTCAAGCCTGTGAAAGGTACTATCAGCTGATTCCAAAGTTGAGAGTTGAAAAACGAACTCGTATAGCTGAACCCAGCATAGTCGAAAATCTTGTTCAGTATTGTCTTGGCGAATATCGCTGGTCGTAAATCGTTAGGGTAGAACACTCTTCCAACATTGTTGAACTCTATTCTCTTTCCGTAGTCTATGTATGGGTAAACGTAGCCGTCCGTATTTGACCAACTGTTAACGATGTTGGTCTGCGTTAGTTCGTGGTTAAGGTCGCTGAAATCAAGTTCCTCGTTTATCTTCTTGTCCGCTAATACGGAGAAGATGTTTACCAGCTTACCGATAAACACAACCTCGTAGGTGTAGGCGTGCCCCTTTTGGACTATCTTGCGAAGCTGGACAACTCCAGCCATTACCTCTACTCCATCGGCTATTACTCGCGCCTCCGCTTTCTTATTAGGGTTGAAATTAACAGATATGTTAGTAGTGTTAGCATCGTAGTTGTTTGAGATGTTAACGTCATAGATGTGTCCTAAGAGTTCGTCATTGTTCTTCGTTGCTGGACACTTGATGGTCTTTGAGTATTCCGTTGACCGCTTCTCAGGGTTTCGGATGTCCGCAATACCGTAGTTGAACGAGAAGTCAAACCCCTCGAATACGTCTAAACGTCTGCCCTCTATTCTAACCTCAACCACGTTGCCTTCTGTTTTTAATGGAGTAATTCAGTTCGAAAGAGTACTGCATCAACTTATCGTTCAAGGATGTCTTGCGCTGGATTCTTCGTGGGTCAAGGTTTACGGCTATCAACTCGTTATTCTCCTCAATGTAGACGCTCGGAGATGTTGCCAAATCTTCCAGCCAAGTGCTTTCGTCCTCGCTCAAGTAATCGGTGTTGATTGTAACCTTCTTGTTGAGTGCTACGTTGTACTCGGTTGTTCCTCTCGCTTGCTTGTCGTAGGTGTAGGCGTTGCCCGTCCAGTCGTGATGCTGCTGGTCGAAGGTGTCCTTTTTGATGTCGGTCGTGTGTACTGACTTCATATAGAAATTGAAAGCGTCATATCCACCTAAACGATTAAGCCAATGAACCCGCACCTCGTTATACTTTGAACAGGTTTGATTCACGTTGAAAGTGAAACGTTCCGAAGTCTGCGCGTTGGTGTTGTCTTCTAAATGGATGGTATAGGATGCCGCACCATTGAGAGCCGTTGAAGGTGTAGACCCAAGTAGCGAATCGGTGTAGAGTGATGGGTCGATGTTCCCGATGTCGTAAGTTCCGACTGGGATTCTGAAGTAAATCTTGTCCCAAGAGTCAGCTACCGCGATGTTGTTGGAAACAATGCCATCAGCCAAAAGCGTTCCCGTTGCGTTATACCCTGAGTAAGCTTTGATGTTATACTGATAAGCACCGAACCGTTCATTCGCTATGAAGTACAGATGGTAAGACTGGTCGCTGTCTATTCTGATGGTACGCGGTGAATCGGTCAGAAACTTCTTGGTAGTGCTTGGCGTGTTGTTTATGATGTAGTCGGTGTAGTCGAAGTCCAACCATTCTATTTCATTACGAACCCCGTTCCAAACGCTTTTTACTTTCGAGATGAACAAGTCCCCCGACTGATAGAATCCACTCGCGTTTTTTTCTTCCTCTTGAATCACAAGGTAGTATTCCTTGTGCATTTGATTAGAAACATAGAACCCGTTGTGGTTTGCGCCTCTTATGTTTAAAATTCCGCTAACGTAACTTTGCAAGAATCTCGAAGGGTCGAAGAAAGCACGGTCTAAGTATTGCCCATCGTTTGAGCGAGTAGGATACACCCTGACCTGTCCAATAGCTGGAGAAATAGGGTAATCCGTTGGAAGCATCGCGACCCTGAACCGAACCGTTGGCGTGTAGTTCGTTGTCTTGATAACGTAGACGTTGTCATTATACGCAAGCCCGTATTCTTCAGGTTCTCCGTTCTGAGTAAGGAAGATAGCCATTAGCTTTCAATTAGTTTCTTGATTTCTTCAAATGTCAATTCAATGTCCTCCGCAATTGCCGCCTCAACAACTCCCGCGATTTTAGGCGTTACCTTGTCAAAGGCTGGCTTAATCCAGTTCTTCCCCTCTGTTGGGTAGCGTAGCTTTTTGTACACTATCCACTCAGCCCAGCTTGTTCGTTGCTTGTCTGTAAATTGCTTGTCAGTTCCTCGAAGTCTTGCCAATACGTTAGGGTAGGTCAACCACTTTTCAATCTCTCCGACCGTTGGCGCATCTTCTCCAGCAGCCCGACCCTCGTCAAGACTGATTCCGTAGTCCGCCATTCTTATTTGCAGCTTGTATATCTGCCCGAACAACTTAACTTTCGGTTGAGCATCAAGTGCCAATGTTGTCAATAAGTTACCCGATGCAACGTAACCCTGACCCTCGCCAGTTCCTAAAGTTGAGCCGCCTTGAAGCGAATCAGCCAACGCTTTGGTGTACTCACCCCGAAACTCGTTCAGCGCATCTATTAGTTTATCGAACGCCATTCTGTTTCATTTGGTGGTACTCGTGGTTTTGTTTCGCCTTTTGGAAGGAGATGAGATTTAAGAACTCCCGAAGAGGAAGAGCAAAGAAATAACCCCACTTGGTAGCGTCGTTATTTGATAGGTTGTTAACCACGTTCAGCCAGCCGTATTTCGATTCAAACGTTTCAACCTTCGCTCCGCTTGTCTCTTTATCTTCTCCGCTTTCTTGACCGAAGATTCCAGTATATGTTTGGCGGACTTGAGATAACTGCTTAAAAAAAAAGCCGACAACGGTTGTACGATTGTCATTGGTGCTTGAAGCATTGCCTCTGATATTTCCTTGTGCCGCTCAGGGTCATACTTGCCCTTCTTCCAGCCATACCAAGTTCTCTTCTTCGGCACTAAGAACACCGCCATAACCTCGTGAAGCTGGTCTATCACTTTGTCCGGGTCTTTCATCAAGTGCATCAAGGTAATGTACTGCCCACCGTTCAGATTGTAAACATCTGTGATAACATCGTATCTAACGCCTCCAAATTCCACCACCTTCTGTACCTCTCCGACCAATTGCTCGGTAAGGAAAGAAAGCGTCTGCATACACTTAGCGTAGGTCTTCAAAGAGTAGGTTTCAATCTCGTCAACTGGAACGCCTGACATTATCGAAATGATAGCCACGTTTGTCGGGTACTCGTCCCCCTTCTCTGCGAGTATTCTTTGGAGTGCTTGGAACTGCTCAACAGTTACGCCAGCCCAGCTATTTGGTAACTCAATCTTCATTCTTTATCTGTTCTATTTTTCTGATTGCCCAGTTAACGCCAGCGTCTCCGCCCCAAGCTAACCACATCAAACGACCGCAACCTTCTCCCAGCTTTCGGGTAGAGTTACGTTTGTGTCGTATAAATGCCGCCATTCGCTCAATGGTTTCCAAACTGATAGGTTCACGGTTTGCGAGTTGGTTAGCCCTTGCCTTTCCAACGGCAGTTCCACAACCTTTCCATCCGTTCTTCTCCGCCCATCTCAGAGCGGCTTTGGCGTTCTCAGAAGCGGCTTTCGGGTAATCCGTGTAAGCCTCTTGCATTCGCCATATTTTGTTCAGTCGTTCAAGCATCTCAGTAATAAATAGCGAATCTGTGATTTTGTGTCTAACGAATTGTGTACTTGCCAGCGTTCGCCTTCAGCTTCTCCATTGCTACATATCTCAGAGCATCGAGTGCGTGGTTGTTATCGTCCTCAGGTTGGTTGGTTACTGCGTTGGTTTTGTAATCTCTCTTCCAAGCGTAGTTCCTCAACTCACGAATGATGTTAACGCTGTCTTGATGTACCATTATCTGCACAGATTTTAGTTTGTCAATTCCTGACCTTACGCTGTCCTGACCTTTGGCAACGGGTCGGATTCTGAAGCCAGCCCTTCGGATTTCCTCGATGCTCTTCGGTTCTGCTGAATCGGCTATGATTTCGTCACTTCGCTGAAGTCCGCACTTCCTCGCTATGTCCGCGTTCGTTAATCCTGTTTCATAAAGCACCTCACGAACCCACAGTTTGCCATCTTGGTAGAGTACCTCCACCAATGCAGTCGGGTCGTTAGTGAACCCGAAGTCCAGCCCGTAGGCTTTCCACTTGTACCCGGTCGGGAACTCTTTGGTTTCTTGCCAGTTCTCGTAGATGGCGCCTTCTCTTCTTGACCTCTGTCCTAATCCGTAGACCTTCCACTTGTATTCGTCAGCCGTGCCTCGTGATATGTTGAAAGGTGTCGGCTCATAGCTGTTGATTTTGTCCCTAATGTGTTGGTCGAGAAAGGTATTGTCCAGCATCGTGGAATGGATAAGCACCACATCATCCCGTTTCAAGACGTTGTCGTAAATCCAATGCTCGTCTGTTGAAGGGTTGTAGTCAAGAATCCATTTCCCTTTGCATCTCTGCTCTAATTGGTCGAAGTCGTCCTTGCTGGTTTCAATCGCCTCATTCAGCCAAAAGTAGTCGGTTTCGATACCGTGCAGCTTCTGACTATCGTCAAGCCCGTAGAACTCAAATGTAGACCCGTGAGCGGAGTAGATTAAATCGGTCTTGTTAAACGCCTCATCCTCCCATACCTCAAGGCTCTGAAGTACTTTCTTGAAGGTGTCGAGTACGGTCGGCTTAATCCACGTACGCCTGAACCTCGCAATTGCAATTCTCTTCGGTTCTTGTAGTCCTGTAAGGTAGATGGATTGGCAGATGCTCCACGTCTTGGAACTACGTGAACCGCCCTCAAGCACAATTCCCCGAATGGATTTATCATTAAGGGCTTGCCATAGTTTGCGAAAAACTCTCGTTCCCTCAATTGTCATCCTTTGGCTCGTGAATAATTATGTCTATTCGGTCAGGCTT